ATTGCTGAAGGGTTTATCTTTTGAACTTCACTGAAAACAGGACCAGTACTCATGGTTCAAACACCTCTCTAAATGTAGCCTGTATTGTAGCTCTGTTTAAATATGGTATTGATTTACTCCATGATTCACAAACAAACTGAGAAGAACTTGCTTCTCCAGGTGGTGTAAAAGTAAAGCTGGCACTATCATTTGCTCTTGCGTCAAGAAAAGTTTCTATTGTATCTGCATCTGATTCTGATACTTCAAAGGTGAAGTTAAATGTTTTTGGGTTTTGATGCTCTGCTAATCCAAATAAGATTCTGTGCTCATATCCGTCAGCAAAACGAACTCTTCTAGTGTTTGGTGAGGATCTCTTTTGCTGTCCATATTTAGGAGCGATAGAAGGAAAGGTAGCCATTATGCAAGTAAACCTCCAGGTCTTTTTTGATTTAATATCTCAGATTGTACTGCTGCTGAGATGACACGACCAAGTTCTCTACCTTGCTGCTCATCACCTTCAACAGAAGAACCAGAGGCATCTACATTTACTACAACATTAGTCGATCCACCAAGAGCATGATTTGGTGTAATCATTCCTGAGACTCCAGGTGTAAATAGCTCTGGGCCACGTTCTCCAACAATAAAACTACCACCTCGTTTTACAGGCCCACCATCTGCTCTAAATATAGACCCCAATAATCCACCGCCTCCTAATGTTCCCTGCATATTGCCAAAGAAAGCCATATTAAATGATGCGTCTATAAGTTTATTAAGTACATTACTGAGGACATCGTTTAAGGTGGACGTTCCACGGATCATACCCTGTATGCCGTCTGCTATATCGGTGGCTATTGTCTGTTGCATCTGTTTAAATGCTTCTGTTGTCTCCTGTGCTAATTGTCTTTCCTTCTCTAGCAACTGAAGTTTTTGTAGCTTGCTTCTAATGGCGTTTTCATCTTTAATCGCTCCGTCTTTTTTCATTTCCATTATCTGCTGCTCAATTTCAAACTCCTCAGATGACATAGTGCGAGTTCGTTTTAACAAAGCAATTTCTTCATCAATATTTTTTATTCTTGATTCCTGTATTTTCTTTATCATGTTCTCTGCCTCTGACTCTGCATCTTTTTCGTTAATTAACTTTTGCTGTTTTACTATTAGGTCATTTATTAATACTCTGGCATCTCCTAAATCAGTAATATTAAATGCTCCAAACAATCCACTACCCTTATCTCTGCCTAATAGTTCTAACGCTTTAGTTTGATCTTTTTTACTAACTTTATTTTTTATTCCTGGTGTTAAAGACTTTCTAAAATTAATTAATCTTTTAATCTCTTTACCCTGATCCGTGTTCAGATTTTGACCAGAGGCTTCTGCCTGACCTAATAAAGCCGTTCTCTCTACATTTATGGCTATAAATTTACCAATACCAGAATTTTGTAGGAAATTAGCAAAGGAAGCCTTCATTAATGTCATTATTTTGGCAAAGTTATTTCCTAACTCTGTAAACTCACTACCAAACTTCGTTAGAGCATTTACCCCGTCTTGCCCGACTAGATTTACCATTTTTTGTCTTGCTGCTTCAAATGCTGCCTCTCCATCTCCTAACTTCTCTAATGTCTTTAGTTGTTTTTCAAATTCTGTACCTGTAATACCCAATGCACCAGATAATGCAGTAACGTCCTTAGTGTTCTCATTTAAGGCTGCTCCTAACGTACCAACTTGAACAGTAAAACCCTGAATAGCCGTTACCGTAGCCGTTCCGATTAAACCTCCTGCAAAACCACCCATCTGCCCACCGACCTTATCGCCTATTAATCCACCAGTGAAACCACCAGCAGCAGCTAGTGGACCTTGCCCGAATAATAATGGAAAAGCACCACTAATTAATGCACTTGTTATTCCGCTTCCTCTACCAAATCCTGCTGGCCCAGGTAAGACTTGACCTCCCCTACGATTAAGTGGAGAACTTGGTCCAATAGGATTTCGTAATGCTTGATTTAATCTTCGTGCTTCAGACGTAGCCCTTCTTTCCTCGGCCTTTATAGTTTGCAGTGTTTGTTTATTTCGTGCTACTTCCGATCCAATAAGTTTTTTATTGTTTGCTATGCCTCGTTTTCTGGCCTTGTTTATTCTTTCTTCAAACATGGCAGCTTTTTTAGCTGATGTCGCTGTAAAAGTAAGATCCTTACCTATTTCACGATCTATGCCTCTATTACTTGGACCTAATATACTCGGAGTCTGCCCTAATCTTTTTATACCTCTGGCTTCAGCGTTTAACATAGAAGCACTGGGTAATCCTTTGGGTTGTCTGAGTGCTGTTTGTTGGTCTATAACTGCTGCTGTCCTGCCACCTAATCTTCCTGCTTTACCTGCTAGATTCATCAGTCTCATACCGACTGCTTTACTATCCGCTACAGATGCCCTTTCAATACTTCGAGCGTAAGCTGCTCCTGCTTTAGCTGATGCTTTTGACGCTTCTAATATGTCCTTACCTGCTAATGCCGACCTTTTATTTGCTCTAGCTCTTGCTTCTGCAAATCTGGTTATGCGATCTTCGGCAGTCTCTATTCTCTGAAGTCCTTTGATAGATGCGTTAAGCATCTTTGAATCAGGTAGTGCAAGTAATCCGCCTTTTCTACTGATTTTTTCTGCCTTATTTATTAAAGTATTTTGTGCGGTAGCTAACTTTCTAAGACGAATACCTGCTGTTCTAAGAAACTTATCGTCTGCTTCTGTAGAAATTATTCTTTGCTTATTCGCTCCGCCAGCACCCTTTACTCTACCTACTGCTCTAATTTTTACACCTAAGTCTTTTAACTGCTTGTCTAATGTCTTGGTATCTAACTGTATATTGACTTTGTAATTAGCAGCCACAACTGTATTTACTAAATAATTCTATATTAGCGTATCTTACGAGTCTGAGCTTGTCTTTTTGCTTTTTCGTAAGCCTCTTCTTCACGTTCAGCTTTCAAAGTAAAGTAAGCGTTCCAAGCATACAACTCTTGTACTGACATTCTTTCTCGTAGTTCTCTGTATGTGTAGCCTAAATTTTCAGCTATAAAAAATTGTAGGAATAATAAATTATTCTCCTTCAGTTGTGCTTTTTACGGCATCAGGACTATCCCCCTCGTCCATGCTTTGCATTTTAGTCATAACATCTATTAATACTGACATAGGAATCTCTCTTCTAAGAACAGGTAGATCTCCTGCTGTAAACATCTTTGCACCTGATTCATCTTCAGCTTTTGTAATTATTACCTGAAGGGCAAAGTCAAGACTACCTTCCTCCTGACCCTTATTCATAGCTATTAATGTACTGTTTATGGTGTCTCTATCGGCTATAGTTATGGGCTTCCAAAATATTTTTAAAACAAGTTCTTCTCCTTTAAAAATAGAGTAGCTACTACGTTCTTCAATACTAAAGGCTTGCTTCAGTTTGTCAATTGCTCTTACTGTTGGCATAAAAAATTAAGTCTATTCTTGTACTATAGCTTAATATGTTTTAGCTGTCTTAATAAAAATCTCTGACGAAAGTATTTGTACTTGCTGTGAAACCTTTTAACCTAAATCCTTTATCAATATCCTTAAATATCAAACTTGTCTGTGTGTAAACATCGTACCAATCGGGAATATTTGGTATTGGTGTTGTTCTAGCTCCTTCCTTAAATAGCTGTCTATAAAATATTTTATCGGTCTTACTCTTGGCTTTATCTATAACGAAAGCTGCATAATCTGTTTCGTTACCTATAAATACAGGACTTTTGAGACTTTGTTTTATTCTTTTGCCAGATTGACTATATTCCCTAAATAGTTCACTAGTGAATCTCTCTTGTGGTCCGTCTGCTAAATCACCTACATCTTTTCTGGGTTTTGTTGCTTGTACTTCAGTGCCACTTACGATCCAGGATTGTGCAAAAGTTCCTGTCCAGTAAGGACTTCGGTTCATTAAAGACTCCTGTATCTCAGCAGCAGCCTCGGCTCGCGCTTCTGTTATAAGTCGTCTTAGATCATTAGGTAACTGTCTTAAGTCCTTTAGGTTAGGCATTAGCAGAAAAATCGCAGTTTACAACACTTAAGTAATGTGAATCACGTTCTGTTGTTACTGCTGTTGGACCTTCGATTGTTCTAACTTTGGGGGTTACAGAAAAAGTATCTACATAAGTAGATTCATTTACAGAGGTCAATGCTGTTATTACAAGTTCCGCTATCGCAGAGGCTACTGCACTTCCTCTATTTGGTGGGGTCATTATTCCGCATCTGATAGTTCCTGAGTAATATTTCTGTGCTGCACCTTGAGTCTGGTTAGTTGATTGATTAAAACTTATGTTGACCATCACATATTTTTTGTTTTTACCTGGGGTAGTGAAGGGAGTATTATCAAATACTACAGTAACAGTTGGGTCGGCTGCCTGAACTGTGTCTAGGATTGCCGTTTCAAATGCTGCTCTTGCTTTTACTAAAGTCATTAGAAAATTACATCAATACGGAACAGGTATTCCTGTCCTCCTTTTAATGTGCGAATATCTGTTATCCTAGCTCCTCTTGTAGATCCAGAGAACGTAAGAGTTATCTCATCTTGAAGTAATGGTTGGCTATCGCCTATTAAATCTGGGGTTATATAGAGCCGTGCAACATTTTCCTGGAATCCAGATTCTTCGGTGGACTGTACAAACTCTATGGGTACTTTTATTGTGTAATTTGTGTCTATTGTTATGTACTCGCCTGTTGAGTTGTTATAGCTAGATACACCCTTTCGTGTGTAAATAATTGAGGTGTCTAATGAGTTCCCAAGTTGAGACACCACCTGTTTTGCTATTTGTTTAAATGCTGAGTCTAGTTGTCCTGCCATTATCCTCTAACCGCCCTAAGTTGGAAAGTTCCCGCTCCACCTAGCATATACGCTCCAAGATAAGTCTGTAACCA